TAGTCCGTAACCCAGTAGGACTTGCTAATGTGGTTTATGGCAACCGCATGGGCAACGGACCTGAGTCATCTGGTGATGGTTGGAACTTCAGAGGGCGCGGCTTTATTCAGCTCACAGGCCGTGACAACTATACTCGTTACGGCCGTGAGTTAGGTGTGGACCTAGTCGGCAATCCAAACCAGGCAATGAATCCTGTGACTGCGGCTAGAATTGCGGCTAAGTTTGTGAAGAACGGACTTGGCAACAACACCAACTTTACCAATCAAGCACAAGCTAACAGGGCGGTAACTCAGGTAATTGGTGGAAGTAGACTTAACCTAAATCGCGGCATTGGCGCTGAAATTCTTGGCAAGGTTAATCAATTCTCTACTAGATATACCAGTGCTTCCATGGCATCAATGAGCCGCGCCCAATATAGTGGGCCTCAAGAGGGGGAGCAACTTAGAACAACTCGGCCCGGGCCCGCCAGTGGTGCACGCCCAGTTTCATCGGCTTCCACTGCTCAACTGGAATCAGTCATTCGCAAAAATAGGCCCAGTGTTAAGATTGAAGGTTTGCACCCTGTTTTTAAGGCTAGAATATTTGGCTTCGCCACTGATCTTAATGCAATCCTTGGCAGAAAGATGCAGGTTAATTCTGGCTTCAGATCTTATGCAGATCAAGCGTATCTGTATCGTACTTTGCCAAGAGGCCAAGCCGCTCGCCCAGGGAACAGTCTGCACGAAACTGGATTGGGACTTGATATGCAATCCGCCGATGGTGAGATAGCACAAAGAGCAGGACTATTTAGAAAATGGCGGTTGGATAGACCAATTCCTTCAGAACGGTGGCACGTGACTCCTATAGAAGGCCGTAGGTTCCCAGTGGGTGATAACCCCGAGGCACCCGGGCGCCCAGTGGCAACTCCAGATAATACTAGAGTACCGGCTAATCCTACTTCTAGACTTCCTGCGGCTGCCAGTGCTGCAGCAACAGCCAGAGCAGTAGCATCAGTACCTACTAGAACGGTGGCGCCTAGTCCACAGAACCAAGCGCCACCGCCTCAAGTTACACCTACGTTCCGCCCTGGAACTAGGAATGTGCCAGTACAAAGCCCTGCAAATCAATACAGGGCCCGACTAGCCGCAGCCTAGTCCTCGTCGGCAAGTTTGCTGAAGTAATCCTCATCATCATCGTCGAGCGCTGGTGCCGTTTGTGCATAGGTCTTTGCAGCAGCAACAGGTTCAGAACGAGCAGGAGCCGTAGGGCCTGCAGGTGCAGCCGCATTGCCAAGAACACGGGCCAGGCGTGTAGCCAGTTCCGCATAGGACTTGAACTTATCAGGAGCCACAAGTTCCGCCAGTGAGTACTGACGAGCCCAGATAGCCTCTAGTTCAGAGTCATCATTTGAAAGCGGTGCTGGCTTATCGAACTCTGATTTATCGTAGTTCCGATAGGCTTCAACCTTACGAGCCTTGAGTTGGAAGTTAGCACCAGCCCAGAAGTCGAACGGATTGACGGCTTCTTCCCCAGGGAACTGAGGATGAAGAAGATCATTAATCTTGGCAAACAGTTTTGCTCCATACTTAAAGAGGAAAACCTTGCCTTCGTTCTCAGGGTTGGCGGGGTCCTTCACAACATAGATGTTGCTGTAGTAAGCAAGCTTGCGCTTCGAGCCAGGGTTATCATTCCCCATGCCTTGCACAATCTTCTTATTAGCCTCAATGCCACTATTCCACAGTTCAGTATTCCATTTTGACACGGGGTCATCCTGGCCGAGTGTGGTGAGTGAGTTCTCGATGTACCAGCCACCGGGGCCCTTGAAACCGTGCGACCAGAGCCGACGGAATGGTAGGTCTTCTCCTTGTGGTGCAGGGAGGAAGCGGATAATAGCATAGCCATTTTCTGCCTTGTCAACAGTCAGATTCCAATGCCGATCAGAATCCGAGTTGTCGTAGGAAGGCTTTGCAAGCTTCTCTAGTTCACTTGCTAGGGCAGTGAGGTTCTTTTGACCTGCGCTCTTAAGAGCGGAAAAAGAAGTAGTCATTTGTATTCTCCATATTTCGATGTATGTTTATGTATGGTTACATAACCAATGGTCATGCCGAGTATTTATACTTAAGTTCTTTCTTCATCTTATCAATCGGATACGACATGAAAGACCTAGCCTTTACACACTTGTGGTGAATAGAAGGCCAGATAATGGGGTCGGCAATAGCTTTATCCCACCTAGTAAAAATACCAAACACACCATCAAGAATAATTAGTGTCTCGATGGTTATTTCTCCCTTTAGATATAGTCGAAGTGCAAGCGGGTATTGCCCTCCAACAACAGTAAAGTTTGCATTCAGGTCGTCATCTAACTTAGCAATGTCCGACTTGAATTTATATGTAATCGACTGTTGGCGCTTACAATATTCAGTATAACACGTTTCTGATTTCGTGTCAAACAAATCCCCAATCCAAGTTACATCTCTGTCAATTAGATTGGCAATGATAAAAGTCTTTGGGTCTTTGAACTTTGATAGCTTGTAGTATAGGTATTTGTCTTTTCTAAGTTCAAAGTTTGCTGGATTAAGTTTGACTTTGCCTCCATACTTATGATAATCATAGCCCTTTGAGTCAAAGTGACGCTTTAGGGCTAGGAACATCTGATATGCTTCAAATGGTGTCAAACGGGCAACCTAGCAGACTTGGGCAAGAAGTTGAGTTGTTCACCTTCCTCTTGAATAAGGGATTTGATTTTAGGATTGGAAGCAATCATTGAGGCCGCGGTCTCAATTTCGATTCCATGTTTCTCGCAATAGAAACACACGGCCTCAATGTACTCTAAGTTATGACTTTCGACAATTGCTTCAACCGCAGCATAAAATGCCTTGGGGTCTAATTTAGTCACATTAACATCAGTCATGTATTACTCAGCCTCTATAAAAAACGTGTGATCCAATTGTAGCAGTTCGAGTGAACCTACGACTCCATGATGGACTTGTGTGTCTAGCATGAAAGAATGTAGCTCCTCCCGTTCTGTCTTCGTGTTGTGCAAAGTACACATCTTCGGCTACTTCAGATGCACGGGCATATAGTTCCATATCAGTAATCCCGCTTGGGTTACATACCCATGAGAACTGACAGCCGCGAGGTGATCTATCATAGATTACTCCGCAAGGTGTGCTAGGCCACCTTCCATCTGAAGCCCTATTCATGACTACATTACTTACCGCAATCATGCCTTGTCTGCCTTCTCCTCTTGCCTCATAGTACGCGTTGCGTGCCATGCATTGGATTTGTCGGCGGTCGTGTTCCGATACTTCTGGTTCAACTACCGCAGGTGTGACTTCTACTGGGGCTTGAACTGGTACATCCTGGGTTGGTACGCTAGGATTTGCCGCTACGGATGCGGCGATACATACAGCAAATAATACACCAAGTGCTGAAGACTCAGCCCAACGGTAGTATTTAGGTGTATTGAAGTTTTTCATGTGTTCTCCTGTTGCTTAGCAAACGCGCCAACCAAGCCGACTTGATGGCCTGGTCAGATAAGGAAAACGGCATGACTCGCCACTTAAAATTTCCTAACATTCCCTCTCACAGTGGACTTCCACAGGAATGCACGTGTGCTATATTTGTTTGAGTTTAACCTCATTCATACTTAGTTAACAGCGTGTGAGAAATGGAGAAGGATATCTCCGAGTGCCGAGATTCGACATACCTGCCGAAGCAGGAATAAGTATTTATATGGTAAATTTCCTGGGTACTACCGCATGTTTAAGAGCTTCCTTAAAAGCTTCCCCATGGCCCTTATTTGTGGATTGCTGCCCACATAGACTGGGTGTTGTGTCCCTTGGTAGTTAGGGTCTTGCTGTCTTTACCTCAAACCCAGAAACCTTTAACATAGACATTATATGTAATATAGTACTTTTCCGATAAAAAGTCAATAGGCAAATCGGATTTTATTCTTGAAAGTACTGGTTGATTCTGTTTCCAAGCTCAACCAGCAAAGCTCATATTGGTTAAGCCGCTAGGACTTTACCAACGATGTTGTAATTGTCGTTGACATTTACAGGGTTGGCACTTTGCCAGTCAATTTGCCTCAGGATTCCTATGCCGTGATAATCGAATCTAGTCGCCCCCATCATAGACACACTCGTTTCTGTTAGTATCTTCATGCCTTACGGGCCCGTAGAACAACCCAGAGGGAAGTTCGGGCCCAACCTACCTCCCAAAATGGAGGGGTCAGGCAAGTGTGTCTATGGTGGAGGCGCCGGGAATCGCACCCGGGTCTTATCACCTTTCAGTTTCCGTCATCGACGAATATCTTATTTATACTTCCGTCAACCTTTATTTGGGTCTTCCGACAGAAGCTTATATCGGGTACCACTCAGTGTGGTCATGATAGTTCCAACGATGCTCTGAGTTTCAGAGATAGTCACAACTTCGCCGTCTTCAAACGGGTGAGCATCATTAGTCAGAGTGTCGTTGTAGACCTTGCCCACGTAGCGAAGACGATCTCCCCAAGCAGAGGAAGCGTGGGTAATGTAGATTTCAGCATCATATTCTTTAGTCATAATATAGTTCTTTATTCCGCCAAAGCCATGGCACCACGCCCGCCGCGGCGGTCAACCGAAAAATCAATCTTACGCAAGTTCTCTAACGAACCGGCAACCCGTGTTATTCCACGGGCAGTTTTAACAATCAACGTTTCTCCTCCCTTGTTCCCATCATGGGACAAGATTTGAGTGACGATTCCGCAGTTCATGCCGCTAGTCGGCGAGAACCAAGAAACCTCATCGTGAACTTCAGCGAGACCGCTCATAGGCACATTCCTTTTCACTTCCTATTATCATACTAACAGGACTCTAATTAAAGTCAACCGATTAGTTGCTGACGGCTTCATCCTCTGATGCAACGACCGCGGCCGCCAGGAATACGGCGCTAGCTAGAAGCAGGATTGGAATAACAGTAGTATCTACTTTGTCTGGCATAACAGTTTCTGATGTATAGCCGATACGAGAAGCTACATTAGAAGCCGTTGCAGGACCGGCAACTAGTGCTAGGGCCGTAATGCCAACTGCGATGTGCTTGATAAGTTTATTCATGATGGATTCCTTTTTTTAACCTAGTTTGTCGTCTGGTGAAAGAACAGCAAATACTTGATGTTCAGTAAGAAGGATTAGCTTTTTGCCGTTCAGAGTAATGATATCGCCTGTGCCCTTGGCATATAGCACTCGGTCTCCGACCATAATTTGGTTGTCGATCCAATCCCCAGATGTTGTGTAATAGCCAGCGCCAGCTTCAACTACAGTGCCAATGGCTTGTCGGTGGATAGCTTGGTCGGTCAGGAGAATTGAGCCGATCTTTTCAATTGTTTCTTCTTCTTCAATCAGTAGCCGGTTTAATGTAAGCATCATATCTTTATTCTCCTTCTATGTTTGCATGGTATTTCTAAGTGGCGCATTCGCAATCTTTCGGATTTGCTTGTGGACGCCTAGAAGATGGTTTTCATCTGCATGATCGTTGTCGACAATGTGGGTATGCTCTGCACCAAAGTGATTCTGAAAATGCCCGATGTTGCTTTGAACTTGGTTGTGCATTTTTTCAACTTCCTTATCTGGAAGTGATCTATCTCTGGCTTTGTTACGCTTCTTAGCAACCTCAAGTGAAGTGTTAACAATTACCATATGGGTGTCGTAGCCCATTTTGCGAAGGCGTTCTGAATGCTTCTTGATCTTCTCTGGGTCCTTACCAGTCCCGTCGATGACCATGCCCAGCCCTTGCTTTGCATATTGGTGCTGTAGCTTCTCTGTAGTTTCT